TAACTTGTTCTTCGGTTTGCATATTTCTTCTCACGAAAAAATCCACATCACTAATTTATAGAGCATATACCACATCAATACAGACATACTTGGTATAAAAATTAAATATACAAATACTCTTAGAATCATGTCTTTGAAATTAGCATCTGGTTGTAGATGTTTTTTTCTGTTCATTTCCATGTGCATTCCTTCAATCCAATTCATCGGTTGACTAGGCCATGGCCATTCTTTGTCTTTATTTTTTTCCATCCGTATTGTTCCCTAATATATTGTCTAATAAGTTCTCCTAATTGCATGTCATTAGGAGTATCTTCAACTAATTTTCTGACTACTTTTATCGGTTTCATTACCACTCCTCTCGTCTACCGAAGTTATTTTTTTCTATTCGTTTTTTCAAATGTCGTTTATACCATACTAAGAATAAATATTTCTGTACTCTATCAACCATGTAACTCAAGATACTTAGCAACAGCCAACTCCTTATGTTTAGCTTCAATCATAATATCAATATTATGACCATAGTTATCAATATAATCGTATACATAATCAGAATGGGCTTGAGGTCTAATTGATTCGTCAAGTTGTTCCTTACTACGACTCTCGCTGTAGTGTACAACAGGTACAATATCTTTTGGCCAAGTTGACATAGCCATTTCCAAAGCTTCCTTCTCTGATAGTCCACCATCACAAAATCTGTGGTGATGGTAATCGAAAACAATAGGTATCCCAATACGTTTGTATACTCCATAATATAAATCCTTTACTGAATACATTGATGCTTTATCATCATTCTCAACAGTCAAACGAGTCTTAACTGAGTCTGGCAATCTGTCAAAGTTCTTACAGAATCTCTCCATAGAAGATTCTTTGTCTCCGTAAGCACCACCAATGTGAATGTTAATCTTGTTGTATGGTGTACGAGTCAAATTCATCATATCAAATGTGTCACCATGCATTGTCAAATCACCAACACAATTTTCTACAACGTGTTCATGTGGTGAAGTTAGAACATTGAAAGGACCTGGATGACATGTAATTCTAACACCATGTGTATCTACCTTGACACCAGCAGAATGTAGATACATCTGAATTTGTTTCAAATCTTTAAGGTCTGTCCATTCGTACTCAGACTTCCAAGGTGCTAGTCCACTTGTAATACGAAAAAACTTGTAACCATTCATTATATTCCAATCAATAATCTTATCCAAGTCCATAGCATTTGCCAAAGCAATTTCACTAGCATAATCAACACCCTTAGTTTGAAACGTTCTCTTAATCATACTACGACCTGTAGTGATTGGTTTCACTCCCCTTTCCTTACCACCATACTTCTGAGGATAACTCAGTTGCATGTTGATACACGCATAACCTATATTCATTTTATTAAATTACTCCATTGTAATAACTTAAGTTTCTTTATCTGAACTCTGTTGTTCAAATCTCTACTACTTAACATTCCTCGATTTTTCATTAACTCTATCATACATAGAACATCTCCCACTTCTTCTATAAGACGGTCATTGTCCTTGTAATCCTCACAACGAATAGCTTTACTACAGGCCTCAATCATCTCACCACATTCCTCCATAGTGATTACCAACAATTCAGTCTCATAGTCTAACTTTTTATTTATTGATTTTTGTTTTGCCATTATGACTCCTTATTTATACAACATTTCTTATATTTCTTTCCACTACCACAAGGACATGGTTCATTACGACCAACCTTTGCATCCTTAACAATAGTAGTATTTACCTTCCTATCCATACAGATAACACCATTTAGATGGTCAATTTCATGTTGTACACATACAGATTCTAATACCCTAAGTCTGGCATCTTCGTTATTAGATTGTTCTTTTTCCCAACTACCTTTAGTATCTTTAGGTGTATCTGCTCCACTAAAATACCAATCACTCTCGGATTGTTCTGTGGATATGATTACATCTCTGTATCGTTTGGTGTGTACTCCTTTGCCTGGATAAGATAGACAACCCTCATAAAAAGGAATCTCAGTTTCCTTCGATATAATCTTCGGATTGATGAGTACCAAAGGTTCACGAACATTGACAACGGCCACTTGTGCATCAATTCCCACTTGATTAGCTGCCAACCCAATGCCGTCCCCTCTTTTGTTAAGTATCTGAAATAGTTCCGTTGCGATAGAAAGTCCTTCTTCAACTGATACCTCTCGTAATTTTTTATGTATTAATGGATTATCTTCTTTTGTACAATTTATTACTTTGTTCATAGTAATAATATACAAAGAAAAAAGGAACTTGTCAAGGAATTAATTTAAGAATATGCCTTGGGATTGTAAATATACCACCTGTTTCTGTACTGATTCTAACCAATCCATTACCAACTTTTTCCTCTATTACTACTTTCTCTTCTCGATGAAGAGCACCCTTGTCATTGTAAAAGTCTTTTATTAATATTGCTTTTTGTTTCATTTGTAAAACCTCTCTGATGACGGCATATGTCCGTTATGTGATAAAAAACAATTAGGACATAACAATCTCAGATTTTCTAATTTGTTATTAGTTACATCTCCATCTTCATAATCTAAACGAAGAGCAACTGATTCTTTTCCTATGACGATTTCATTATACCCACAAGAACTACATTCTTCTTCAACCCACTTTTCTTTTATGAGTCGATTCTTAATATACCCAGCTCTCATACGATACTTCTTACTCCCATCAAGGATTTGGTCAAGTGACTTTATCCACTTACCATAACCTTTTTTGATACCGACACCAGATGGATTCAGATGTTTTTCAAACAAACCATACATTTTCGCATACTTACGATAAGTTAGGTAACTTACACCTAACCATCTAGCGGCAGCCATGTTTGATTTAGTTTGAGATTGAGCATCTTCAATCATCTTTTTAGTAAGGACTAATCGATGTCCTTTTATTCGTATTGGTTTTTGAAAATTACGACTTGACATAGATTTCGTCTCTGTCTACTAATTGAATTTCTTTTGATTCTGTAATATCAAAAGCAACTCCATCCTTAACTTTACGAAATGCGTTAGCTTTACTATCTGGTTTAAGTCTGAATACCTCTCCGATATTCACGTCACCGAAATATTCTTTCTCCCAATCACTACCCACTTTTGGTGGATCGTATCGGTCTTTAGCGTGGTCGTTTGCCATTATTCTTCTCCAGCTTCTAAATCTCTGATTATCTGTGAGATATATTCAAAGTTTTCTTGAACAGAATCAAAGGGTTTAACCTCTTTATAGGATACTTTAGCAGCTACAACTTTATTGTACAAAGGTTTTTGTAACTTATCGTACATGTCGTCAAGTGCAGCTCTAACTTTCCTTAACTCTACCAAGGCTTGATTACTTATTTTTGCCATTTTTGTCTCCGAATTTAATTTCTATTTGGTCTTTGTCTTTTTCTTCAGTTGGTCTAGCAATCTTCTCTAACTCATCGTAATTTGTTAACACTTCGTTAATATTATTACTCAGAGAAGTCAATTCATTAAATGCTAGACTTCTGATAAAAAATCTTTCTTCTTTATCTACTATGGTGGTCATCAAATTATTGATGTAAGAACCTAATTTATTTTCCATTATAACCTCTTATTACACTTATAAATAGTTAGTTAGTCTTACAAACGACTAAGTTTTTTTCGTATGTTTCAAGTGATTTGATGTAAAACTTAAATATATCGTATTCCATCTCACCTATCTCTCCACTATCTTGTAGCATTTTTGATAAGTTAACTAGCACTTGAAAGTTTTCATTGTTCAATTGTTCAGCGTTGAACTCCACACAGATATCATGTAACTCTGATATTTTATTATGTCCATATAGTTTTATTTTCTCATCCAAATCAAACTGAGTATTTGGTTGTTCTTCTTTTACATACTCACCCATAATATCTGAATCACTTAGGTCTAAATATATTTTACTACACCAAGGCTCTAACTCATACAACATCTGTTTACTACAGCGATAAACTACAAAAGCAACATCATATTTTGGTGGAACTATTGGTTTAAGATACTCATCATGTTGAACCATATGTCCCCACTTACGAATGAAGTTACGAGTAGACCTTAGATTCTGAGCTAACCACTCTGATGATTCTCTACCCTTCATGAACACTTGACCTGCTGGATTTCTCATAGCTCCATCTTTGAATCGTGAACCTCTACAAGTCATATGATAAACATAACCACTCCAAGTCTGTATTGTCTCATAACCAGCCAATTGGAATCTATTAAAGATATCAGAGTCTTCTTTTGATTGTGGAGCATATAAAGGATCATGACCACCTATCGCCAAAAAGTCGTCTTTGTATATTGCCCAAGGAGCAAAGATACCCTCAGTAGTTTTATCTTCTGGCATCCCTTCCCAAGTTTGATTTACAAAATCTATTAATCCTTGTTCATCAAACTCTTCTGGTTCTATACCAAAATCTTGTAATACCTTTTCAGGACCATCAGGATGTAGTGGTGGTTCTATCCTTGTAGCTGATACCACCTTACCTCTCTCTAAATGTTTTAGAACTTCTACATCCATATTAGGACACGCATACATATCAGCGTGGTATATCATTACAATATCACTTGTCGCCATATCTACTAACGTATCATAAAGTATAGTGTGACCTAATCTTGTAGGACCTTCATTACGATGTATCTTTACATTCTTATCTTTTTCAGCAATCTCTTGCATCCACTCCCAAGTTCCATCATCAGAGAAATCATCAGCCCAACATATCTCATGTCGGTATCCGAGATTCTTTCTGATACTATTGTAAGACCATTGTAGATACTTTAGATTGTTTCTACTTGGTTGTATAAAACTAATTATTCTATCATCCATTATAAAACCTCATAATATCCACCAATACCAAACGGTATCTTGGTGTTAATTGTTAAATGTTCACTTTCTATATACCTTGATTTAGGTATAACTCTAAAGTCAAAACTAACCCTAGTAATTGACGTTATGTTTTGTTTATTACCATGTGTTAATTTACTAGCACTCCACTCTATACAATCACCATACTCAGCCTTCATTTCTTGATAGTCTCCCAAATCTTCTTCGGTCTCTGCCCATATCGTGTTAGTTCCATATGCCTTTGTTAATGGTACAAAGTAGTTTAACTCCTCTACTTTTTCAGCCCACTTCTCATCTCTGTAATGTTTATCTTTATGAAACTCTCCAACGGATACATTATTTGGTAAGTGAACTCTAAAAGTTGGTATTTTTTGATAGACTATTTCTTCTCCAAATCTTGGTTTAATTATGTCGTGTAAAAAATCTGTATATGAATCATCAAAACTTTTATCTTCTCTAATCATTTCATAAAAACACTTATGCCATATTGTAGATTGGTCATGTTCTCTATCAAACAATTCATAGTCTCGTTCAGAGTGTAAACTCGGTAAACCAAAATAGGGTAAAATACCACGATTAAAAAACCATTGTGACACTATGTCTCTAAACAAATAATTCTCTATATCATAGGTTATTCTATCCACCCCTTAACTCCCTCTGTCTTTTCCACTCTGGTATATCATTGGATATCTTATTGTAATTATCAAACACTTTAAAGGTAGATACGCCTTTGTAATGAAATACAAATGATGTCTTACATAACATTGAAAAATCATCGTTTGTAATTAAATTATCCCAATTAAATTGGTCTTCATTTTTTGTCATGATTTTATCTGTCTTGAAAAGTTCGTCTTCATTTTGCTCATAAATGGTTATATCACGATTCATCATAAAGAAAAACCCATTAAACATTTTCATTCTAGCAGGATCACACAAGTACAGATTATTAGAGTTTCTCATTTCCTCTTTTACTTTTAGTATTTCATCTTGAACATTTTGATAATCTTCTGGCTCATCAACCTCAAGACCATGATAATAGTTATTAACATTTTGTGTGAGGTTGTGACCAACACCATATTCAGTAGACATTGGTACTACTAAACTTGAGTTCCATTTTTTAAAGGTAGAAACCAACTCTCCGATAGCACCTTTTGGAATTAAGATATCATTATTAGCAAGTATAAAGTAGTCATAATCAGTACCTTCTTCAGTAGTCCCCAAAAACTCACGATATCCTATATTCCAAGAATCAGTTAAGCCCTTTGGTTCATCTTTTGTTATGACACGATAACCATATTCTTTACAAATATCAACAGTATCATCTGTACTATAATCATCAACAACCAAAACATCTATGTTGTCGTCTAATTTCTTAAGTGATTCAAAACACAACTTAGTATAATGTGATTGATTGTATGTTGTTATAACTAATAAAATTTTACTCATAGCTTTTCCACTCGATTCTTGTAGGTACATCTGTACCCTCAATTGGTACTACGAAAGTATCTTCATCTTCAATTGGTAATCTACCCCATTTATCCACCCATTTACGCATGTTAATTTCTTCTGCCTCTTGTTGTCTTTTTGATTTCATATGAAACTTATCTTTAGCCTCATCCCTAAAATGACTACCACGAGCAGAGAAATGCCATACAACAGATTGTGGTATCATTTTAAATTCGTATCCCTCTAACTGCATACGGATGAATAAATCTTTATCTTCCCACGAA